TTTATGAGTCGGTTATTAGTTTGGGTCGCCTTTTCATTTGGATGGCTTACCTCTGAATATTTAGCCGAACGGTTAACGGTTGACAGTTTTCAGGCGCTTTATGTGACAGCAATAGTTCTATCTGCACATTGGATTGCAAACCGATGAACACCACAAAAGCCGACATTTTATTCGTCGCATTAATTTTCATGGGAATAGCTATGGCTGAACCAACTTTAGAGAAACAGTTTGAGCAAGGCTTGAACGAAGATGAAAGAGCGTTTTTTTATACGCTTTTTGCACAAAGCAACGAGCAAAACGAAAAACAGGAGCAAGACGATAATGAGTAATCAACTATCAGTACGTGAAACAAAGGTGATGGATGCCTTTGCTTTAGAGGGCATTAAAGAGCAGCTGAAAGGTTTGCTGGCTAATAACCCTAAAAAGATTGAAGCGTTCAAGGCTCGCATCTTAAAAATGAGCCTGAGTTATGGCCTTGATAAATGCACGCCCGAATCAATCATTAATTGCGGTCTGCAGGCGTTAACGCTGGATTTACCACTAGAAGCCGGTCAGGGCTATATCGTCAGCTACGGCGGTGCAGCGACCTTCGATTGTGGTTACAAAGGCTGGCAGGTACTTGCCAAGCGTGCTGGTTACTCAGTTGTTGCTGACGTTGTTTATAACTGCGACGAATTCAGTCAGAGCGGTTTCGGCTTTGATAGAGAGATTATTTTTAACCCTAATTTCACTGAGCGTAAAAGCTCGGATGATACATGGGCTAAGACAAATCTAACCGGCGTAATCGTTTCAATAATGGAAGATAAAACCGGCAACAAAACGCACACCTTTGTTTCTGCAGACTTGATCCGGAAAATCATTGGCATGTCTCCAAGTGCCGGTAAGAAGTCACAAAAGGACGGTAAGGAATACAGTCCGCACGATAAATGGGCTGAGCAAATGTTTGCAGCCAAAGCTATTAAGCAGGTTCTTTCTAAAGCTCCAATTGATTTGGCCCAGGCCTCACAGCTGAATGAAGCAATCAATATCGTCAACAGCACTGAGTCAATAGCTCAGCAACAGAAGTCAGCGGAAAGCACTTCATACCCACAAGAACGTATGGATGAAATGTTTCCTCAGTGGGCTGACATGGTGCGGGACGGTAAAAAACCAGCCATGTCGATTATTACTACCCTTTCCAACTCGTACAAGCTCACATCAAAACAGCTTGAAAAACTGATGACGCTTAAAGAGTACGAACCAATCGAAGTGGAGGCCGAAAATGCTGAGTGAGGAAATCTGCACAGCCCCTGGTTGTACAAAAAATATTTCCGCCAAGGGTTTATGCCAAACACATTACATGCGCCAATACAGAACCGGAGACCATACAAAAGTAAGGACGAATGTAGGGGCAGGGAAAGGGTTTAAATGGATAGAGTCAATTATTAAAAACCCACCTGAAGGTTGTGCCATCTGGCCTTTCTCTATTCTGAACTCTGGATATGGTCAAGTTGCTTTTAACAACAAAAAATGGCTTTCCCACAGGCTAGCGCTACACCTTTTTTCAGGCGAAAGCCGTCCTGGTTTAGTTGCCAAGCATGGCGAATGTAATAACAGGCTGTGCTGCAATCCACACCACCTTTCATGGGGAACCTATAAAGAAAACTCTGCTGACATGAATCGTGACAATTCAGTTTTGAATGGTCAATTAAACCCGGGCGCCAAGCTAACAAAGACCCAGGTTATCGAGATACGCTCTTTAAAAGGGGTTGTTCCACAATCAGAGCTGGCAAGACAGTTCAGAGTTTCTCAATCAAACATAAGTTTTATCCATAACAATAAGTCTTGGAGAAAGTCATGTTAAGCGAACAGTTACTTAAAGATAGAGCTGGAAATTTTAGCGCCTCAGAGAACTTCAGGCTGATGGCTGGATGGGATACTCCTGAACCGGATAGCAACTATCCAGAGTTTGCCGAAATTTATAGCGTAATCCAGCCGTTATTTGTTGCTGGAGAGCGCAAGTTTTTAGTTGGTGATTTAGATGGAAAGTTTGTTTTCAAACTATCAGGAGAACTAATTCAAAAAACGCTTAACGTGATCAAATCAGAAATACCACCAACAGGCCTTGTGACTTATGCCGAAGAAAAGGCAATGGAGACGCTGTTTGATTTTGACCCTAGCTTGAATTTCAGCACAGCACACACTCGTAACGGTGAAGAGCGTGAACTGGAATGCATGGAGAAGCTTTCGGAGGCGACCGGCTTAGAGTTTTTACACACTGGTGACAATCAAGTGCATATCCATGCAAGCGAGGTTGGTTGCACTCCTGACGGCGTTATTTTTGATGAACTGGATCTCGTTCAAACGGGTGCAGAGGTTAAGTGCAAAAGCCCATTAGAGCACGCCAGAAACCTATTGATTAACACCAATCAGGATTTGATGGATGCCGCCTTTGATCACTTTGTGCAAATACAAACGGCAATGCTGGTGACTGGCACAGATTACTGGTATTTCGCGAACTACAACCCGTATGCAAAACGCAAGGATATGCAGTTCAAGCACATCATTATTTACCGTGACGATGCGTTTATCAAAATCCTCAAAAAACGAATTGAAATCGCCAAGAAAATTAAGGCTGATTTTTTGAGTAAGTTTCATATTGATGAAGTGAGGAAAGCAGCATGAGCGAAAACGGCAACCAAGCCCCAACCTACTGCACTTACATATACAAAAAGAAACGCTATTCAAGAGACGATCTGGCAGTGCATTTAGGAATAAACAAAAACACCTTCCAGTCATGGGTGTTGAGATACGGCCGGGTAAACGCAATAGCCATTGCTGAACTACCAAAATCAGAACGTAAAGCAGAAATGCGGAGACTGGTTAATAAAAGAAAGCCTGAAATGAAAAGCAAGATTGACCAGTTTGATATACCAAAACTGGATCCGTATTACGAAGAACGGAACAGGCTTAAACACTGGATAAGACGTTACGGAATGGAGGGAGCAATAGCAAAAGCAAGTTTGAGAATTTAACCAAAACCCGATCAACAACCAGCCTCCTTAAATGGGGGCTAAAGGGTGTAAGGAATATAAACGTGAGGATTTAGTTATGAGTAGAAGCGGATATACAGATGATTGGATTGATAGCCATTGGCCTTTAATTTGCTGGCGTGGCGCTGTTAATTCTGCCTTGCGTGGTAAGCGTGGCCAAGCATTTTTAAAAGAGCTTGCCGAAGCAATGGATGAGATGCCAGAAAAAAGGCTAATCACTGATGAGCTTGTTGAGGGAGATTCATTTTGCACGCTTGGCGTTATCGGCAACAAGCGTGGTATTGAAATGAAAAATCTTGACCCGGATGACCGCGATCGCATTGGTAAGAAATTCGATATCGCACCGGCGATGGTGGCTGAAATTGTTTATGAAAATGACGAATATTTCAGAGAAGAAACACCAGAGCAACGCTGGACTCGTATGCGTAAATGGGTTCAAGAAAACATTAAGGAATAAGGCAATGGCCTCACCAAATACAGATAGAAAATTAGCAGTGCCAGTGAATGAGACTCAAGACGTTAATGTTGTTGTGCAGTTCAAAATTAAGAATTGCGACTTCTACGAAAAGCGTGATTAACCGCAGACATTTAAAAAGGCAGTCAAATGCAAAGCAAAGAACATGAATTAAAAAAGCAATCTTACCCAGGCTTCGGCAGCTGGCTTCAATGCGAAGACTGTGGTTGCACTTTTCATTCAAAAAATTGGTGGTTAGCTGGTTACAAAAGCAAAGAAGAGCCGCCTTGCAATTTAGGCGATTTAGATAACTGGAAGAAGTCAGCAGTCGAAATTGATATGGGCGAACTGTAAGCAGACATTTTACAAAGGAATAAGGCAATGGCCTCAAACCAGAAACAAGGAATCAACTGATGCTAATCCTCGGAAGAAACGTGGGCGAGTCAATCATGATTGGTGATGACGTGAAGGTTACTGTAACGCGACTGGACAACGGAAATGTAAAGCTTGGGGTTACATCGCCTAAAGATATTTCTGTCCACCGTGAAGAAGTCTACGACCGGATCAACAGAGAAAAACTGGAGACAGCTAATGACTAAATCAAATAATGAATGGGTGCCTGAGGTTGGCGTTGAATGTGAGTATAAAACCAACCCAGCAAACAATGACTGGATTCGATGTAAAGTAATCTTTATTACGAGATTCGGCAGTTATCTAGTTGAGGTTTGCGGCACAACGGAAATGCTTTTGCCACGTAGAGCCGAATTTAGAGCTATCAAAACAGAAGCCGAAAAGAGGCGTGATGAGCAGATTGAAGATTTAGCGTTAACTTTAATCAGTAACTCCCGAGGGTCTGTAAGAGACAGCGCCTTAGCTAGAACATTAGCGGTCGCGGTGATTGACTCAGGATATATCAAGCCAAAAAGATTGACGGATCAAGATATTGATTTATTGCTAAAAAATCATTGGTACGTCCTTGGGGTAACTAATAGAGATTTTGCACTGGCTGTAGAGCTCTACGTTCGAGGAGAGCTAGGCCTATGAACGCTTGGCCTAACGGAGTAAAGCGCGCAATGAGTCAATCTGAACACGCGGAATGGAACAGCTATAACTATCCCGGAACATTGCAACTGTGCTGTCAGTGTGACGAGCCTACGGGTAGATGCGAAGAAGATAGCATCTATCTTGACGATGATACCGGACCACTCTGCGAATCATGCTATGAACCGCATAAGGAAAAAACACCATGAACCCCACACCAAACCAAATAACCGAGTGCGATGATGAGCGGCAGTTGCGTGAGTGGGCTGCTGTTTATTGTATGGGTTGGTCGATTGTTGATATTCAAGGAAAGCCACATTGGGACAAATGGACAGAGATTACCCCAAAAAGTAAATGGCAACCAACATCACCCACTGAGAAGGGTAAGGCGCAGTGTTGGGATTTGGCTGTTAAATACAAACTGGACTTGAAGTTCTACGGAAACAAAGAATATCCAAACGGCGCGGCTTATTGTGAAAGTGGAGAAGATGGATTTAGCTGGTATGTAATTCGCGATGAAAACATACAAATCGCCGTAGTCAAAGCCGCGATATTAGCAACACTGAATGGAGAAGAATTATGAGACACCCTAAGTTCGACCCAACAAGTAAAGAGCATAAAGAAGGCATGAAAAAATTAATGGATGGTTTCGGTTTAAATTCTGCCGAAAGCATACCTGTAACTGATAACTCAAAAGTAAATATGAACATGATGCAGCAAATAGAACAACTACAAACAAAGCTCGCTGAGAGTGAGGCGCGGGTTGAGCGATTACGTGTTCACGCAGAGATTGCAGTTCAGCGAATGGCAGAAGAGGTTATTCCTTATGCTGATGTACTAAGCAGAATCGTCAAGCAGACCCCCGCCCAATCCTTATCGGAGCATGATGTTGAGGTGGTTGAGAAAGCAAAAGTTTCATCACAAATGAAAGCTGACTGCATGGGTGAGATTAGTTTCGTGATTGAAAACGGTAATTGCTGCCCTCAATGCTGGCATGAGCAGGATGATGATTGTGATATCTGTCATGGTGAGTCAGGGGAAAATGGAAGCTCAAACCTAACCGTTCAAGTGCCTTGGGACACCATGAAGGATATCTGGAAGATGATGAATGAGTCGTACGCCAGAGAGCTACGCCAACAACAAACCAATGGGGAGTGATGGGGATGAGTGAATTAAGTTTAAGTTTTGGTGCAATGTCACCACCAATTGAGCAGCAACTAAACGAAGCTGGCTACACGTTGGGAATGTCTGCCCCGAAGTATGAAAGAGCTGCTGACAGCATAGTTTATCTTCGTGTGCAGGGTTACTTAACTATGTCGGCATGTGATGCTGCACGTAAAAAGCTAATGAAAGATATTGCAAAAGAAGCTAGGGAACTGCAATGAGTGATTTTGTAGAAGATTTAACAATTCAGTCTTTGCAGAGAAAGTTGAAAACTGCAATGGAGATTGCCGACTCAGCAACCATTATTGTTCTTGAACGCGAGAAGCAGATTATAGAACTTGAGCAGCAACTGAAAACGGCAAAAATAGACACCGTAAATGATGCGACGGAATACATACGGCTGAACTTCCACAGAACCTGTGATTTTGAAGGGCTTCTGGAGGAATACGCAAACAACCTAGAGGGTAAGTGATATGAGTAATAAATATAAAACCAGCGCGGACGTACCGACCGAAGTGCTATCAGCAAGGCTGCGTGAATTATCAGCCGTAGCATCAAAGCCTATTATTCGAGACAGTGAGCTGACAATGCGTATACCCGCAGAGCTTGATCGCGATGCTGACTTAGTTTTAAGTGAATCAGCCAGCCGTCTTGAGCAACTACATCGGCGTGTAGCCCTCCTAGAGAGACAGTTAAAAACAGCAGATAAAACGATTGAAGAACTTATGGTTGACTCGTAACCGCATCACACCGAATTGAATAAGGATTAACAATGGACAACGCAGGCAAGCTCATAAAAGAAATAGCAAAAGCCATCCCCTACCTGCTTTTTGTTTATCCGTTTAAGTGGGTTTGGGGGAAATTAACAGGTAAAGGTAAGGATTAATCAAATGAGCATTCAAGACAGAATAAAGGAAGTTGAGCAGTTGCAGAAGGCAACCAATGAGCTGATGGATTTGTTTCAGGAAATATTATCAAAGCCAACACCGCCGCATCCTGATTATTGGCAACAGTCAATTCACCATAAAGAGCAAGCGGTAAAAGACGCATATAAAAATTGCTTACTAAGTAAGGATTAACAATGGCCTTAATGAAAGTATCAGGAATAATAAACAGCTAATGAGCGCCCTACTTCGGTCAGATGAGCTATCAGAGTGGACAGGCTGCAAGCAGCGTTCCAAGCTGATTGCATGGCTGAATGAAAACCATATCCCGTATCGGCTGGATAAAACTGGCGCACCGATTACCACTCTTGAGGCAGTCAATGCTAGTCTTTTAGATCGCAGAGTCAGTGATGAGGTTGCTTTCTAATGGCCCCTAAAAAACGTGCAAATGGTCTTCCGCCTTATGTCTATAAACGCAAATCAGGCTTTGAATTGCGAATATACACCGGTGCAAAAACGCCAATGCGTGCTGTTAAGCTGTGCCCTGCTGATGCGCCAATATCGGAAGTGTGGCGCTGTTATGAGGAGCATGTAAAACACACTGTTAAAAACCTGTCATGGCTGTTTTCTGAGTACAAGTTAAGTAAAATTTTTACCCAAAAAGCAGATTCTCCACAAAAGTATCAAGCAGACATGATTACTCGTATCTGCAACTACACCATGAAAAGCGGGAAGCTGTTTGGCAGTGCTGAATTATCAAGAATTACACCTGGCGCTATACGTCAATACCTTGATGCACGGGAGCGTGACGGATCGCCTACGGCGGGTAATCGTGAGGTTTCACTTATAAGCGTGGCTTGGAACTGGGCGCTTGAACGTGACCTGATACAGAAGGCAAACCCCTGTAGCGTGGTAAGGCGTAATAAAGAAGAGCCGCGCACTAGATATGTTACGGATGAGGAATACACTGCAGCTTATGACTTAGCGTCTCGCTATCGGTATTTACAGCCAGCAATGGAGTTGGCCTACCTGTGCCGTATGCGTCGAATTGAAGTTCTGAATGCCAAGCGATCACAAATATTGGAGCATGGCTTTGATACGTTGCGGGCGAAAGGAAGCCGAAGCGCGATCACGTTATGGTCTGACAGGTTAAGGGATGCTGTAAATTATCAGGCTGGCGATGTAAAAAGCATGTATATCGTGCATGATACAAATGGACAAAAAATAACAGAGGCTGCTTTTAAGTCAGCATGGACACGATTAAAAATAATGATGGAAGGTGCCGGTATAGAGCCTTTTAATTACCACGACCTAAAATCGAAAGGTGTGAGCGATTTTGAAGGCGATAAGTTAAAAGCATCAGGCCACAGAGACGCTAAGATGCTTAAAGTGTACGACAGGAAGAAACATGAAATTGAATCTACGAGGTGATTTATGAGAGAGATTAAATTTAGAGCATGGCATTACGAGGTTGGCAATCCGATGTATAAACCTTACATGCAATACTCAAGCTCTACTTTTGATTTGCCATTATTTTGGCGTCACGTTGTAGACGAGCCTTGCTCAGTTGAGGTAATGCAATACACCGGATTGCAAGATAAAAAAGGAACTGAGATTTATGAGGGGGATATATTGCGAACTGGGCAGGTTGAATCAGCCCAAAAACCTAATGAGTGGCGCGGACAAGTAAAATTTGACTTAGGCAGTTTTGTTGTTGACGATAGTTATTTGAAAGACAGTGAAGAGTTTCAATTTGAAGTAATCGGAAACATTTACGAAAACCCAGAATTACTACAACATGAGAATGCGGCCTAGAGCTGCGAAAACAAAAATGAGAAGTAAGTAAAAATGCGGGGTTATGTGGCAATTCTTTTTCGCACATTTTGGGGTAACAAGTTGATTTTATTAGAAAACCACCTTGCACCCCATGCAAGTGCGCTACCAGTCTGCGCTATGCCCCGACGATTGATTTCATTAGGTTTTTTATTTTTCAGCAAGTAAAAAACCGCCATTTGCGAAAACCTGTGCGAAAACAAATTTATACAAAAGGCGAACATATGATTACACAGAAAGAGTTAAAAAGCATCCTTCATTATGATCCGGATACCGGTGTTTTTAAATGGCTCATATCCAGGGGAAGATCAAAAACCGGAAGCGTTGCAGGCAATGCCCATCACTCTGGATATTTATCAATTATGTACAAGGGGAAGGCTTATCAGTCGCATAGGCTGGCTTGGCTATACCAATATGGTGAAATGCCAAATGGAGAGGTAGACCACATAAACCAAGATAAGTCCGATAACAGCATTGTCAACTTGAGAGAAGTGGACCGTACAACCAACTCTAGGAATATGCCAAAAATATCAACTAATCAATCTGGTTGTGCCGGCGTTTCTTGGTCATCAAGCAAAAAGAAATGGCGAGCAACCATTGGTATTGGCGGAAAGCAGTTGCACTTAGGTTATTACGGAAGTAAGGAAGCGGCAATCAAGGTTAGAAAGCATGAGGAGGTGTTCCATGGCTATACGCCAATACACGGCTCTTGAAGCTCCACCATGTCAAGGTGGTAGCGTAAAACGCGCAAACCTACTAGGGGCGGCATTTTACACTGTTTTTAGCCACTGTCAAAAATGGCAAAATCAGCATAATAAAAACAATGGGTTACAGGTTGGTTTCGGACTCAGTATTTGCTTTTCGCTTTCGCCAAAAATTATTAATTTAAAGGTGAAAACGATGGAATATTTAGCGTTATTTTTGTATCTGTGTGGTGGTATCGGAATGTATATTCACCTAAATGAAGATAATCCGCCTGGAACTCAAACTACCTACCTTTTAGATATAGGCATAAGTCTTTTTTGGTTTATAGGTGTATTAATTTATTTAGGTGTCACTGCCACAGTCTTGCTGGAAGATCGCCGTAATTCTTCAAAACCATCTGATAAAGCTTAGTAATTTGATCTTGACACTGGCCCCTTCTAGAAATATTTTGTGATCTCTATCACACTTCTATGGAGGGAGTCCCGTGAAAGTAATCCTGTTTGTTTCTGTTATTTTATTTTCGTGCAATATCAGTGCTGCATCATTATCCACTGCATTAACCTTAAACGGCCTTCAATGGGCTCAACTGACCGATACTGAATACTTATACGTCCCCGATGTTTATGCAGCCTGCGGTAATAGTGGTGGAGAATGCTCAGGAACTGTAGGCGGAAAAGACTTAGCCGGCTGGCGATGGGCTAGTACGGATGAAGTAAATGTAATGTTTTATGAATTAATGAGTTTTAATATTAAAAACCCATCCGGTATACCACCCGATACTTCTATATGGTTTGATTATTTTAATATTAACGGCATCAAGTCTAACGTGATTTTTAATATTGGACTGACAGCTGATTTTGTTAATTACTCAGAAACTGATGGGGTTGCCATTTCTGGGCTACTGGGTAGCATTTCAATTAACTTGAATAATGACGATGGTACTGGATCTATTTTTAGGTTTGACCCTTTTGGATTAACTTACGATCAATACGGCTTTGAAGGACCACCATATCCGTATGGATTCTTCATGGTTAAAGGTGATTATGCGCTGCCGTCAGAAGTACCGATTCCTGCCAGCTTGTTTTTGTTTGCTCCGGCATTGATTGGCTTAATTGGTTTCAGACAAAAATGGTTTAACACGAGCCTGACACGCTAATAGTTGACGCGTCATTCTGGCGATTCCTGATTGGAGATCGTGATAAGCCTGTTCAGCGTCTTCTGTAAGTCTGGGGGCGGCTCCATTATCCATGCTGGTACTGGGGCCGGTTTCGGACAGTCTATCGCTACTGGCTGGACATGTGGCGTTGACGCGCAACCGCTTACGGCCAGCATCAACATCAGCACGAAGCTGGTTGTTTTGCCTCTCTGCATCACGCAGTAAAGCGTATTGTTCAGCTTCAACAGCCGCCCATACAGCTTGCTTTTTATCGAGTTCATTTTGCAATTCCCGTTGTTTATCTGCTGCAGCAACAGCAATTGATTTGAGTGTTTCAGATGTTCTGGTATTGGCCTCAGCAATCTGCTCACCCATTCGCCATCCTTGCACCTGCCAACCAGTGACAAAGGCAACCAGGAAGCCTGCAAGTAAAAAGTATTTATTCATAAAGCCCAGCCAAACAAAGATTGTCACGCTCAGCCTGCCTGCGGTTGTAAAGCCCCTGAATGAAATTACCACTCGCATAAGACCAGTTTGGCTTGCCACTGAACGTATTAGCCAGCAATCGACAGCCGTTCAAATAGTCTCCACGGTTAATGTGACGCACTGATTGGCTCTTGCAGGCTTTGGGAGCGCCTACATTCCATGCCAATGACGAAACAGCGTCAAACACTCCTTGTGGCGGCTCATGCGTTAAACAATTCAACAGCTCCAGCTGAACCTTTGTCACTGCCACACTCATAACGCGATCGCACTTTTCTTTAGACCAGTATTCACCCACAATCACAGGCTCATCGGTAACGTGCTTTGTTATGCCATAGCAAGCAGTTGGTAATCCTCCCGCTAACTTATCGGCATAAACCGTCATGCCATCTTGTCCACCTCCCTCCCATAGTGCGAGAAAGGCAACAAGAACAGACGAGCCTAGCGTTAAACCGCCAACCTTAAATCTATTCATATTTACTCCAGACATAAAAAACCGCCCGAAGGCGGCTTATATGCTTTTTAGTTTAGGTCGGTGTATCTGTCCAATCACCTTCGGCAACATTCAGTGTCAACGTTCCTGTGCCAACACTTGCAGCCTCGGTTCCGACAAGCGTTCCTGAATCAACGTCAAATCTAAGGAGGACTGTACTCGTTGCTATGTCGTAAACCTCAATATCGTAGATGTAATACGCGCCAGCGCCACGAATGTAACCAATGTCTAGCTCAGGCGCCGGGGAGAAAGTAACTGTCGGACTTGCGTAAGGAGTTCCGTCAACACTTACTGTAACAGCGGCATTAGCCACCAAAGGCATATCAATTAAATGTTCAGAACCATCCCATATTACTGATTGAGCAGGCAAGTCAATGAGAAATTCTGCTGTTTGGCTATAAGTTGCGGCAGCACGTAAGTTAATTGCGCCATTGCCGCCCGGTTTCAGTCTAAAGAAGTTAGAGCTATCTAATGCCAAGCCTCCACCATTAGTAGTAACTATGTCTGAGGTAATAACTTTGAATCGTAATCCCTGTCCATCATAAATACGGTTTAAATCAGCACCAACATCAAATGATAGTGTCGCCGCTGTATCACTTGGCGGGTCAAGGTATAACCTACCTACTAATATGGATGGCCAATCTGACCAGCTAATGACTGCCTCTGTGTTACCAGTAGAGTTTGTTAGCGCATTTAATGCGGCAAGGTTAGTTGTAGAACCATCTATCTGATATACATTCCCATCTACAGAATTCGGTGAATAAAATACACAATCCGTAAATGTTGATTCAGACAGAGAGGGCTGGAACGATCTGATTTGGAATATGGTATCAGTGCGTGTATTTACAGACTCACAATCAAAAAACTCTACTGTTGGCGTTTGCGCGCCCGCATTGTAAAGCATCGGGCCATAATTTCTGCACCGTTCCATTACGTGATTATAGGCCGGGAGTGTTCCAGCATTTGTTCTGAAAAATGCAGACTGCCCCTCTGTTGCAGTTGCATAGTGGTCGCAGGCAACCATAAACGAAGATATTGCAGTTGATGGATAGTAAAAGTCTTGATCTAAATTACTCTGGCATCTAGCAACGTAAATGTTTTCAAAAAACATATCGTCGATATTATCGTGGTTTGAGAAGTCAATTCCCCGTATTGCGCCACCAAAAAACATATCATGATAAGAAACACCGCGCCGCGTCCATGTCCCCAGGTCTTTTGCCACATTAGTGTTTATACAATAGTTAGAACCAGCACCTTCTCTAAACCAATTCCATGCAGCGTGATAATGGTCATTTAATCCATTTGGATACCAATGATGATCTAGTGTTGGATTGTCAGCGTCATTGTCTGTGATATTACCAATACACCTAAAAGATGACCGATCATTATGATAGGTGAACATGGCAACAGCTTTTGCCTCAGTCCCGACCTTAAGATTATTTAAGTAATTACCCCATACAAGAACATCCATTGCCGCACCAAGGCCGTTAGTAGGCGTGCCAGGACTAAATATGCCTGAGCCTGAAGATCCTTTTTGAGTTAAGTGGCGGTATATCGCCCTAAACTTGAGCGCCGTGTTAGAGTTTCCTGTTCCGGCTCTGATAGGATTAGACTGAATACCTTGAGAATCCAGCTCGAAGTTAGACAACATTAATTTATCAGGAGAAACCGCTGTACCGCTTGGCGAGCCGGTAGCTATTAAATAACTTCCTGCTGCAATGGTATTTGAATATAAGCGCCCCTGACCACCGTAGAAGTACAACCCACAATGCCCTGTTCTTGTATCAAATGCGATTGGCGAAGCAATTTCATAATCACCCGCCTTGATATGATAAACAGTGTTACTTGATGGTGTGGTGTCAATAGTTTGTCTTGGACCATTAGATGAGGTTAATCCTGTCTGGTCTGAGCCTAGCTTCCATCTGTCATCTATGCGTACAGAATTAGCATCAATCACCTCTGCAATACGCACACGTCCATAACCAAACAAATACATCATATCTGCTGTATCGGTGTCGTATTGTTCATTGTCTAAAACAAGCCCAGTGAACGCACCTGCTTGCGACAATATGCCTGTTGATTCAACGTAATTTAGATTCCAGCCACCAGAAGGAATAGGAAGCAGTAATGGGTGAAGCCCATCGTTAGCATCATTACCATTAACAGGGTCGATGTAAATGTGATTGTTTGTAGGCTTGGCAATGGTGAAGGAATATTCATCTGTAGCCAGTAAGCATTCGCCTGTGTGCGTCATAGCATAGACTTCAAGCGTTAACTTGTAGTCACCATGATTCAGCATTAAATCTGTAAATTCAGGCGATATAGTGTCTGTATGGACGTTTACCAGTGCGCCTTCTACTGCCTGAGTAGCAGCATTGTATCTATAATTATAAACACCATCGTTTTCCTCAGAAATAGCCGTTCCATCGCCTTTTGTCAGCGTCCAGACAGTATGGCAATGCTCATAGCCGTTTAATGGCTTAGTCGTCAGCCTGCGTGTTCCTGCAATAGCAATGTTGGCATAAGCTGCAACCGAAACCGGAGCCTCTTGTCCATCAGGGTCTTCAATGAATCCAATGGTCGCAGACAGGCTGGTTGCGTTTATCCTGCTATGTCCGTAATACGGCGATGGAGCTGTTACGGTTACTGGAGGCGGAACAGGCGTAAAAGACCCTCTACGCAAACCACCTAAAACAAGCTGCAATCCAAGATTCATGTAAAACTCCGGGCAATAAAAAACCCGCACTTGGCGGGTTTGTTTGGTGAGGGTGGTTGGTGGTTAAAGCTGTATCTGGCTTGCTGCTAAAAAAAGGTTGTCAAGGTCTGTCTCGGTTAATCCTATCTGAGAAGCTGCTGTAGCTAAAAATGGGCTGTTTCGCTGCCATGTTGTTGTGTCGTACAAGGCAACTTCAGCGAGTGCTTTTTGTGTTGGGTCCGGTATTGCATCAACAAATGCAACAACAGAAGCCCAATGCCCTGCGCTGATTAATGCAACCTTCCCTTGTGCGCGACTTACTTGCGTGATTGGTTCAGGGTCAGGCGTTGGCTCTGTAGCTTGCCAGCCTGATGGCGTATCATCTTCGCTGTAAATCTCTTGTGATTCGACTACGTTGTTGACCAACCTATAAACTGTGCGTTTTTCGCCGCTGTAAATAAAAGGCTCGTCGTTTTTAACCGTAACCGTTTTACCTTCGAGTTTTGCCGCGAGCAATGATTGGTACTGCGCACCGCTAATTTCAATGCCACCCTCAATAGGAGATTGACTTATGGTGTCGTTTTTCATGTAAGGCATTTATGCGATCCTCATGTAGTATGTTGCGCCTATGTTGCGTGGGCGTGTTTCATCGCCGCCTGTTGAGCCAGAGCTTACCGTTGCGTTATTTCCAACCGTCCGCCCATTGCCTGCACCAACATAATCAATAATGCCGCCAATACTATGCGTATGCGCTGCAAATTGATCGTCTTGCTCTGTACCCGATGCGCCAGGTCTGATGAATTGCCGTGATGAGTTAATGAGCTTGACGGTTTGGCCGTTCATTGGGCTGGGTGCATGAGAGATTACCGCCGTAGCAACCACATCAGGAGCAGTGCCTGATACGCTTTCACTGGTTAACAGTCCCTCGTTATATTCACCAACACCATCCTCGCCAGCCGTTAATTTTATAAAGGTTGCTGTCGCGTCATTAGATGGTAGCGGGCAGCCAGTGATGTGATCCCATACTGCAAACGGCTCACCAATGTTGCGTATGGTTGTTGAAAACAATGCAATGCTTTCGTTTATTTCAACCGTACTAAACGTTAGCGTATCGAACCTGTCACTGAATGCGTTATAGGTTACTCGCTGAATACTGCCTGCTGACCAGTCACCAGTCACCAGTGCGTCTGCATTATTTTTAATAACTGATTTTGCGCCACCACCAAAATCTAGCGTCACGGCTCCAGTGTTTGAGTTCACCACTGTAAGCACATAAACCGCTTTATCTACATAGGCACTAACAGGCGGCACAGCATCAGCTGTGACATCGTTAATCCCCTGCACATTAATTAGATTTATCGTTGGGGAATCAGCCAGCTCACCGCGCTGCAAGTCCTGAAGTTTTTGAACACCGTTACTGTCTTCAACTTTCAGCGAATAGCGATCTGTTACCCATATCTTGTTTTGAGCGCGACCATAACTATCAGTGCGTTGCGGATTAGCAAGTGGCGTGGTCAATTCGCGATCTGAATAAATCACTATCGGGTTAAGTTTTGGATCTTGCCCCGCCGCACCGACATAAATATAGCCGCTGACAATAGGTTTTCCATCTACGCCCTGAAACGACTCATGCTCGCTTATCATTGATGCCATGTTATTGCCCTAATTGATAATTGTGATATATTCGGGGTTATGCGCTTACTTATCATTCTTTCTGTTGTTCTCTTGGCTGCCTGTCAGTCTCATGCTGTACGCACAGCTAACCATCACACGCAATGCGATGATTATGGCTTTGTTAAAGGGACTGCTGAATATGGCCAGTGCATGATGGCACTGGAGAATAACGATATTGCCGAGCGTCAGCGTAAGGCTGCCTTGCTGCAAAATTGGGGTGAAACTGTTCAGGTTCCTGCGCCGCAATATCCTCAATTGACGCCGCGCCCACCGGTTGAGAATTATCCTTCTTTAAATTGCACATCAACGACAAGCGGCAATCAGGTCTATACAACCTGTAATTAATTACTGCTCTGGTTTAAAGTTCTTATCCCGCAATACGTCCATGATGGATTGAAATGCTTTATCTTCATTTATTTTGCGGTCACGCACTTTTTTGGCGGTCGCACCAGCAACGTCTCTTGCTAGCCCCATTGCCCCGCCATCCGGTGAAGCAGCATAATCAACACCACGTTTCACCGCTTGATCGATCTGACCTTGAAATGACGTTCTCGCTACTGGACTAAAGACGCGATCCAGTTCATCTGCAAATAACGCCTGATTTAACAAATCATCGTCAAACTTGCCACCCACCGATTTAGCAACACTCTCAAGCTCGCTGATAGAATCAATAAGGTTCGCTCTTGATTGCGTGTTACTCATTAAGCGTCTAAGCAGTGTACCGCTGGCTTTGTCTGCAATCTCGCTGGAAAAGTCCAGTTTTCTACCGGCAACCGCTTGAATGTTATCCAGCGCCCCGATGGTTTGAGCGTAATTAGTGTTCGCCGCATTGTATTCAGGAAAAGCCTCGTCTAACTTGCTATCCAGTTGATTCCTGAACTGCTTCAATATGCGCTCTGTTTCACCGCTTAAACCTCTTTGTGATTTGCCATAAGTGACATTGCGATCAATGATCCGTTTCATCTTATGGACCGAAAGCGCATCGACGCTGCCGTCCTGACTTTTCAAGCTCATCTGCCGGATAACTTCTTTCAGCGGACCGCGATCACCTGGCGCAATTTCTGATCGACTGAAATCAGGAATAAAATCACCCTTATCATTACGCTTTATTTGTACACCTAAAGAATCAAGCGCATCAGAGAAGCTGGCTGAAGCATCTGCAATATCAACCGGCTGTCCTCTTAGTTTTTGTGCAGCCTTATCAATATCTGTTCCGGCTTTTCTGTTCGCGGCCTGAATAAACTTAACCCGCGCAACCAGTGAATCACCAGCAATATCAGCAGGCCGATTCATCACAGCGTAACGGGCGTTTTTCTTGCCACGCTGCATAATATCCACCATGCGCTGCATCTTGATCTTGTCTGAATCTGATGCGTTTTTAATGGCCGCTATTACCGCTGGATCGAAGCCTTGATCAATAGCGTTAATGGCATAGTTATCTTTAACTGCTCTACCTTGATTCAACACATACTTAGCCGTATCAACATCACCTGTTTTATTCTCAATAAGTGCTGCTATACGCTTCTTGGTTGGGGTCTGATACTGGAAGATACCTTCCGTTACTTTCGCCACTGCATTTATAGGCTGTGCGCTATCGACTGCCGTTGCGACCTTGCTTGTTGCATTCTGCGCACCTTTTGCACCAATGACAGCGCCAACTGCTGATGGAAGTGTTTCGGCTGCTGTAGCGATTAATGGGCTACCAGTCTCATCAAAGACTCTATCGCCAGCAGTTTTAGATAAACCCGACTCTTGTATGGCTTTGATGGTTTCAACAGCCTGATCGACTCCCTGGCCGCTTATAAGCTCTACCAAGCCACCAATACCCGATATAGGGAAGTTGGCAAGGTCAATTCCTTTCTGCATCAAATCGTTGAGGGTTTCCATGCCCTTTTGACCGGACTGCGTTTTGGGCGTGAAGGTTTGCGCTTGCTGATCTGCTACCGCCTCAGCGCCCGCGCCTTCCTCAGCCATAGGGTTGAGTGATTGGGCTATACCCATTAACCCACCTTCAACCGTGTTTTTTAAGCCGGACACAACAGACATGGCAGGCTCAACAACACTATCCAGTGCCGATCCTTCTGGCATGGACTGATTGCCTTGTGCAGCAAATATCTGCTCAAGCTCTTGCTCTGTTGGAGGGGAATCACCCTCTAACTCAAGCGTTTGCCCTGTATCTGGATCCGTTACCTCATAAACAGGCATTATTTGGCTCTCACTGTAAATCTGCCGACCTGCTGCTCTGATGTGGATTGATCGTTACCGGTCGAAAGTCTGTCAATCATGCCTTGAACATCCGATATAAATCTCTCTTCTGTACGCTTCCGATTCAAGCCACCACTTGAAAGGTTTTTCAATATGGAGATATCTGACTCACTTAATACGCCTGTCATTAGGTCAAAATTATCAGCTGTCAGAATATTGCCCGCCTCTTCAATGTCAGCAATAAGCTCGGCCTCTGCATCACTAAATAACCGCGTATCAAAACTACCCTCAAGCGAACCAATAACATCATTAAGCTGAGGGTTTTCAATAATCTTTTTAAGCAAGCTGACAGCTCTACCCTGAAACTGCTTACCTTTTTGAGCCTTACGCTGACTACCCCTTACCTCGCGAGCCCGAGTCAGTCCCGCCTCGGTATTTTCCGCAGCATCCATCACCGACTTAAGCTGAGTCATTTCCTCTGGTGTTGCATTCGGGAAGCTATCAGCAAGAATATTGGCTGATGATGCGCGTCTATCTTGTTCTGATAGTTTGTCGGTCATTTTGTTCATGGCGTCAATACCATCTTTACCGCCACCCGCTGCCACATATACAGCATCGAGTTTCGCGCCAACTTCAGGCGGCAAACCCTGCAATAACACCGGAGGCGTAACAACTGGCGCAGACTCTCCACCCGTGCCGACATTTACAACCGTTCCTGAGTTTGGATTAAATCTTTCAGCATCAGCAATCTGCTCAAACTGGCCTGTCTGCGGGTTAAACTGCTCAGTTATGATGCGGTCGCCTTTTTTGACCTCTCTCGTTTCAGGCGGTTTAGGCGGCTCAAGTAATGTCTTGATATCCTGCCCCATGACCTGCATGCGCTGTAATTCAAGCTCTTGCTGGTCGGGTGACATATTGGCTAGCTCAACATAGCGATCAACTGGTCTATTCTCTGCCGCTGCCGCTGCTGCCAGATTATTAATGACATTCATGCGCTCTGCTGGTGTCTTGGCATTACTGATAAGCGTTGCTTCACGTGTACCCCGATCCACTTCCGCCTTAGCCTGCTCCATCTCCACCTTATCGTTACGCTCCAACATGCCTTGCATCATCTCAGCCATTTTGGGATCAATCTGACCAATTCTGAGAATTTGCTCAGGCGTAACATTGCCATTAAATCCTGGTGTTGCTCCAGGCATGCCGCCCTGACCGCCGCCTTGACCGCCACCCAAAATCTGTGCAATTTGCTGTTGCTGCGCTTGCTGTGCTTGCTGCGCTCTCTGACGGTCCATGCGCTGCCCAAAAGCCTGGTTGAGCATATTCAGCCCACCATTGAAGTTAGGAACCAGTGACGCGCCGTTGACGTTCTCAAGTGTTGCCATTATGCAGTCTCCAACTCATCAAGCAGTGCCGGATAATCCACCACCATAAATCCGCCAAACTCGTGAATATGTTGCGGGTATTTTTCTTTAACCTCGTCCGCCATGAAACCGATAGTTGCACAACCTTCGACCAGAGTACCTTTTGTTTCTGGCTTCCAGTCCCACTGATATATTTTTAGATTCTTAGCCTGACCAACTTCCTCAACATTCTCCTTCAATCTTGGATCTGAGTACATAAACATTGAGCCAATGGTTGCCGCCGTGTTGAGCATGTTTTGCTTGCCCTGAGCATCAGCCTGTGCGTCAGTGATAATCCCGCTAGAAATAGCGTTGCCTGATGCGCTCAGCATATTGCCGATATTGGCAGAGTTATTCTGTCCCAACTGACCAAGCCCTGTTGCCGCGCTTAAACCGGTATTCATTAAGTTGGTTTGGCGTCCACTCAAGAGCTGCTCTAGCATCATTCCAATATCGGTTGGCACTCTGGCTGCTTCTGTCATAGCTGTACCTGAGCGAGTCAAGCCGCCTGCTGCAAGTTGACCCTGTACACCACGCTGACGCTCATCGACCAGTGAGCCGAATATGTCGCTGCTAAATATCTGTGCCAGCATTTCATCCAGCCCGCCAACGGTAGCGCCTGCCTCAACACCAGGAACCGCGCCTTGTCCAGCTTGCAGGAATGGCGCAATGTTCTCTTGTGTAATACCAAACTGGCGTTTCATTTCATCAATGGATGCTTGATTTGCTTCCTGCTGTGCTCTGGCGGCTTTTTTGCCGCTATCGTCGCCTCCCCCAAACACGCCACTAACAACGCTTTTCTGCTTTCTGTAACTATTATCTAATGACCACATTGCAAACCTCGTCGCGTGTTATGCCCAAATACTCTTGATCGAAATATTGGCCCTGGTAAAAATAGCTTTTGCGATTAACACCTTCAGTCTTAAATCCGACTTTTTTGGCAAAGTTAATCACTGATTGAAAGCAGCATGGAATCACCGCATTTATCTTTTGATGCTCACCGGGCACTTCAGATAGATACCAATCGTAAAATAGCCGCATCATTTCCCTGCCGTACTTTCTGTGACTCTTTAGAAGGTAAGGGTGTATTTCAAGGCTCACAGATGTGATGCAGTAAACATAAATTAATCCGACAATATGGTTTCCATGACACACTAGAAGCCATTGCTCTCTTTCTGTATCTGTCGGCTCATAATCGGCCTCGGAAACTGCATCAGAAAACCTTTCCCATATCTCAGGTGTTGTTGCCACTGCCTTAACGGTCTGCATATCGTTAGTCGGAATTAAGGTGATCACGTCACAATCGCCCTGTCTGTTACCCTGCGCCAGTTCGTGCCATCACTAAATGCTGGCACTGCGCCGCCTGACTCGTTACTGACAAAGATCTGACCACCAATATTTCTGGGCGCTGACGGCAATGCTGATACGGTATAAACTGGAAGCCTGACCGACTCGCCCAACAGTCTTGAGTTAAGCAGTAATTCAATATCATCAAAGTAAGTTTGCAGGCTTGGACTAGCTGTACCACCAGGCCCGATAATAGGGCTGCCGTGATTCGGTTTGGTAACAATCATCGTAAGCTCGCGCTGAGATAGTCGAGAGAGAAATCAACGTCCTCTGTGGTGTAAATTCGCACCCCCATAAAACCCTGATAGCTTCCCAAGCCGCCTGGCGGATTCCATTCAAGCTGTCTTGAATATTCGCCAAGGTTGCCAAGGTTGCGATACAAAGGTGGGCCATACAGCATACCATCACGACTCATCTGGATAGCGACTGAACCATCAGCCGAGTTAAAGCCCTGAGCAATGCCAAGCTGTATTTTTTGGCAAGCGAACCAGTCACCGTCAGGCTGTTCAAATCCCATATCAACGATGTGCGTGATGCGCTCGCCGTAGTCAGTATTAATCTTGGCAATGCGGCCTAATTTATCGCTGAATGATGTGTAATATTCGCCATCAAACTGCGTGATATAACCCGCGCCCCATGGACGCGACACACCATCAAATACGGTATCGAGTAGAAACCAGTTACCACCAAAGAACGCGAATGAGTGCCTGCGAAGTGTAAACGTTGCTATGTCATAGCCACGCCATTTAAAGCGGCATGATATGGCTTCTGCAAGCTCTGCCTGCGTGTATTGATCGAGTATTAAATCAATGGATTCATTTGAAATCTTAGGCGCTTGACCTTGACCTATTGCATAGATACCAAAGTCCTGCCCTTTCTCGCGACCTATGAATAAAAACGTGCTGTTGTATTCCAGTAAACCGCCGATATAACCGTTTTGAATGCGTGCGCCTGATACCCGCTGAAACGGGTTTGGTGTTGTGCCGGCATCACGAAACAGTTCAACCGAGTCTGTGCCATAAATAAATAGGGTGTTGTTAAAATTGCAGCAGGCAATGTTTTTATCCGGCAACTCCTCTGCATCAAAGAAGCTGAGCGCCTGAACCGAGCCAGCATCGCCCACATCAGAGAAAAACGCAGGCTCACCATCTGCCGGGATATACACAAACCGGCCATTGATATGCGCCACATCAACGCAGGGCACAAAGTTTGTATTGCCAGATATGTCGGTCAGCGTATCGCTTGCATCGAGCGTGTAAATCTTGCCACGCTTCACCACAATGACCGCTTCATTAAAGCCGATATCGGTTTCAATGGGTTCAGGACCATCTATCGTGCCAATAACGGTATATGCGCCTGTTTCAGTGTTTGTGACCTTCACAAGCTGCTGTGAGAGCACATGATAAAGCGCGCCGTTCCATGTAAAGCTGCCACGAGCTACTGCATCAGTGGTCTTAATTAATTCAATGCCCGGGCGTGAAATGATTTTATCCGAGCCATTGTTAAAACAATTCTGTAGCACCCTTTTTGTTTTGGGTAAGTGCTCAACCCCTTCATAACCTAACGGAAATGGAATACGCATCAGTCTTCCAGCTCACGGTCTTGATCGGCAAACGTGCTGCGCCATACGCCACGCGTTGAGCCTGCGCCCATCGGCATAGTAGATGAGACTTTCTTCTTGGGGATGACTACGGGCTGATACATTTTTTTAATGAACGTGTAGCCAATTCGTGCGCCACGGCTTAATTCAGGTGAAACGACTTGCTTGCCATTAGAGAAGTCAGGCGCAAGCATAATTGCAAGGTTGTAGATGATTCCTAGTTTTGCATCCATCGGCTCACTGAGTTCATCACCTGGCGCATCTAATGGTACAGCGCCCATATCTATGCCAACAGATAACCATTGCTGCAACATACCATTCAGCACGTTCTTACCTGTCACAATCGCTTCAGGTGAAGCTGGGGACGCCACACTGTGCGCCCCAATCTTCTGTAAGGCTTCTGTGATAATCTCAGTGCCTGAGCTCATTATTTTGCCTCAAGCATTTCAGTCACTTTCTTGCGTGCAGTTTCCAGCAAGATATTTGCAGGCATTTTCTTATCAAACGTCAACGCAACCGCATGAAGCTCTTCCAGTGTCATTTCTTCGACTGGTTTCACTTTTTTAGCATCAGCGTCTTCCTGTGCTTTTTTAGCTGCAGCATCAGCCGCTTCTTGATCAGCTTTTGCTTTTTCGGTTGCTAAGCGTTCTTGCTCAGCTTTGGCTGCAATCTCTGCAGCATCAGATTCAAGTTTGTCTTTTGGATCTTTCTTTTCCCAACCAGCAGGCAAAGACCCTTCGTGCCACTTCTGCTTACCATCTTTATAACCAAGTATTAATACAGGCATTTTCAGTCCCCTTAAAACGACAAAGGGAGCCGAAGCTCCCTATTGTCGAGTTTGTTAAGTGATTAAGATTGACCGCCGATCAAGATGCCGTTTTTCTCAGGATGCTTATTAGTCACACCAAAGAAGATCGTCATACGATAGGTGGTTTTACCGGTTAACACATCAGACGAACGAGCAAACAATATCTCAATGCCTGATTCAGTTGTCATACGCTCAACCGCAACGTTTGGAGCTGCATCAAACACCAAGTTACCGCCAAACACCTCAATGGAGTCATTGGTAAAGAAGATATTTGATTGTGCTGCAGTTGTGTTTAACCAGGTTAAAGCGGCTTGATCTGCTGCAACTGCTGAACAGTTCGCATAATCGTCCTCAAGCTTACTGTTGCCATCACCCACCACAATTGCAGGGGCAATCTTCAACGTGGTGCCATTAACAACTTCCTTAACGGTGAACGTTTTCAATTGTTGCGTATTGTTTTTGTTGATGTGTGAAACAGCAAATACACCGGCAATGGTGAACTTATCGCCCGCCACAACACCGCCTGTATTATCAACGGTCAGATTCATAAAGCGGTTATCTACTTTTGACTCCTCACCTGTTGAAGCAGTTGATGTTGCTATTGGCACATAACGCTGCGCGCCACTAACCAATGTTGCGCCACCCGCAGCGGCAGCCACAGTCGGAGCAAACGAGCTGCGGAAAGTGTTAAAGCCAGCAATACGGCCTAATTCACTTTCACTTAACGCTTTTTCAGAGCGATTCATTAAAGTTCGTTTTGCCAAATCACCTGACATACGGTTGTAATCCCGTGGCGCAAGCACCATGGTTTTTTCCATGTCAGACAAATCATTTTCCAGCATTAACGCTTCAACCAATGACACATCATCATAGCCAGCCAGTACAGTTGATTGCGCAACCGTTAACGAACCTTCAATGTTGACCTTGTTTGCCATTGCGCGGTTAACATAGGCTGACAATGCTTGAGCGCCACTTTTTGCTTTGCGTTCACGATAAGATGGATCACGCAGCTCTAAAGCGTTGAGGCTCCACGGAACGTTCTCGATGTTGGATAAAGTTGCAGGAACCTGGAACTCACCGATATCACCGATTTTGCCAGTAATATCCAAACCAGATACCGTGGTTGAAATCATAGGAACATCACGCCAGACTTGATCGCCTTGACGTTGCATATTGCCTTCAGGTTGAGTGAAAAAGTCAGCTTGCTTAGCAACGGTATTGTCACTATCAAACTGCTTCACGACTTCCTCGATGAGGGAGACCTCATCCTTATTTAGCTTATTCGCCATGGGTAGTTACCTTTATTTTGACCCCGTTATCTGCCGCTTACGCTGAATATATTGCTGCATGGAAATAGCGCCTTTCTCATACTGTTTCCACGCTGCATTTATCTTGGCTTCGTCTGCAGATGCACCCGGAGTGGATCCCTCTAATGGATCCACTGGATTAGGGGCCGGTTTAGATTTTGAATTAACGGCAAGGGATGCCGAAATTCTGCCTAGCTCAGCAAGGGCTTTGGCTGTTGATACTGACGTGCCTTGTTTAACGAGATCGTTTAACTTATCGAGCTTGGCTTGATTCGCTGGTGTTCCCAGGTAGTTAGCCAGTGCGTGTGAGTCATCAAAACCCTGAATAATGACGTTAAACGCCTCCGGGCCTAATGCTTCAATAACCCGATCTTCATGCTTGTCGTAGTCCTTCACTTCCAGTGTTAATGCACGCTCATAATGTGCACGCTGAGCCGCTTCCAGCTCTCTGGTCTGTGCTTCCTGTTGACGTTGCCGTTGATCGTTTTCACGCTCTTTGCTTAATAGCTGCTGAACATGTCCCTCATTTTTTTTCAATAAGTAAGCTTCGTACTGCCGTTTATATTCCGGGTCGTACTCGCCACCATCGAATTTGTCAGGGTCGGGCGCTGCGTCTGACGGTTGTTGCTTACCTTGAGTCGCTTGTTGCATTGCTAACGTGAGCAGCTTGTTACGCTCCCGCTCCAGCTCTAATTGACTCTTGGTGTCATCGTCAGGCTCATCACCTTTTTTCTTGTTCAGTTTCGCTAAACGTTTTTGAACTATCTCGTTAAGTTCTTGCTGAGTAAAAGTCTTCTGAGGTTGCGTTTCCTCAATTTCCTCGTCACCTTCCTCGCCTGATTCAATCTCATCGGTTTCGACCTCTTCTGTCTCTACCTCTTCAATTTCATTTTCTTCAGACGTGATCGGTTCTAGGTCTTGTTCCGCTTCAGTACCCATGGTTTTACCTCTGTAATGGTTTTAGAGTGTGTGGGCGAATGCCCGCCTGCTTATACTCGCAGTGAGTTATGCTTGCCGACGGCCTAAGATTTGCTCTCTGGCCTTCAGTAGTGAATCGAACTGTTTCACGCCCATATCGGCGTATATCTCTTCTGTTTCCGCCTCAGTTTTCTTGGCGTCTGCAATTTTCTGTACGGTCGCTGCCTTAAGGTTTTCGGCTTCAGCTAACTGCTGCGCTGCCGCTGCCTGCACTAAGGCTTGCTGTGGATCTTCTTTTGGCTGCATTTGCTGCTCGTACCATTCTTTATCCTCGTCAGACTCAGGTTCCACTAAGCCTTGCAGCATCATTTGTCTGCGGTTGAGGTCTTTTAATGGACCCAAACCAACGCCGGTAATGTTGTCCAGAATGGTGGAGATAATGGCGGACATGTATTCAGCGCCAGCCTGTGTATTGCCGAGCATTTCAGCCATGCCTTTGAGGTCTTCAACGGTCTGCTCACGCATAGAAGAGTATTGCGGCCCAACGTCTGGATAAGCTCTGAATTTCTTGCCGCTGATGGTGTTGGCTTGAATCAATTTGCCGGTCTTTTCATCAGCCACCACTTTGAGCAGTGTTTCCTTGCCCTCTGTGCCGTCCTCACCCAGTGTTCTGATGATTTGGCGTGAGTTGTATATGTCTCCAGCAATCGCCTGATAGACGTTGCCGCTGGCTGTTATAGATTCGGTGATGTGTTCATTAACTGGCTGCGTGTTCAGGTTCTCGCGCTTGAGCATGGCGTTGATGGCCTTGCCTGATGTGGCAGGATCTAATGTTTCCTGTGGCGCGCCGCCCGTAACCTCACGAATGAAGTTAGGGATAATATCCATGAGAGCCGCTGTGCTTTGGTCGAGCATGGCGGGCTTGTTATAACCGATTGGACCCATAGCGATATTATTGCCATCGTTATCGGTTGCTGGATCAACTACCAGATACGGCTTGTTGTTCTTGTCTGCCCATTGCTGCTGAACGTCAGTCGCTTCCATCTGTTCACGCAGGAAGATAGGCACTTCTTGACCGGCTGATGCTGCATTCTCAATCAGTTGTGATATTTGTACGTTCCAAGCGCGCCCAGCATCCTTAAGCTTACGAACCAGGCCGAAGTAGTACTCCACGCCATCCACGTAAGCACGAAACGCATACATCGGGATAATAGGCAGATACTTGCCTGCAATCTCTCTGGGCTCTTCGATAAACTCCTTACCAGTAAAGCGGCTCATCATTACCCGTTTACGGCTGAACTTACGTTCACGGACGAACTTATGCGCTTCACTCTTTGCCAGTTCGTCCTTGATTAACTCGTGATCTTCTTTGCTGTAAATCTCAACTTCGCCAGATGCCAGGTTGTTATAAACAAATACTGTTTCCTTGCGAGTCTCAACCTCATAGCGCGTGGCAACATAAACCTCTGCTGTGCTGCCGTTGTAGTTATTCCAGGCTCTATCTAGTGGCTGATAGGCTGATACGGGATCAACCTCTGGAAACGCTTCCTCAAACGAGTCTTTGGTGTAAGCGGTTAGCTCTGTGACCCAACGCGCATCTAGCTTGTCTGAACGCTTTGCGGATTGATCAAAGAACACGCTGTTGTAAGCGTTATGGATTGGCCGCCATACAATGCGTTGCTGTTCGTTCTCGGGGTCTTCGTCATCTACAAACTCAGTGGACAGACCAAACGCACCAAAGCCACAGGTAGCACACTCATCAACAGCGTTATCAATAGCTGCACGTCCGGAGTTATCACGAAAATCTGCACGATAGATGCCGTTTAAAAGGTCAGCATCATCATCAGTTGTCTTGTCATCGTCAGGTTTATACTCAACACCAACGCGGTTTTGATTCCACTCGCCAACGAAACGGTTTTTATAGTTAGATACCAGGTCAAATTCTAGCTTTGCACGACCTTCGTATTTATCTTCAAGAAAGTTTTCCCACTGCCCACCATCAACGTTAACAAAGCGCATATCCTCATTTGCTTTATCACGCTGCTCTGAGAGAATATCAGCGTCTTTAGCAATGTCCCGCTTGTAGCGGTCGAGCATTTCTAATTCTTCTTCCACTTAGAATCTCTTCAGGTTAGGGATGGTGATTGGTGTTTTGGGTTTCTTGTTAATGACAGGTTCAATCATGGTCATCATCATGCTGTCGGCCATGTTGGGTGACGGGATCTCCAGCTTAGCCATTTCGATTTTGCTCATGATTTGAATGACTCCGTTACCGTTGGGCTTTTGTGGGATCCTGCAAATCTCTGAGCGTATTACGTCTAAATCTTTGATCTCACTGGATAGGCTAATCAGCTCATCCGGGTCGATGTACACGCCATGAACAACAGCGCGATAGGTGTTATAAAACCTGTCACGTAATCGCCAGTAGTACTGAGCGCGTTTATTCTTGAATGTCTGTTTGTTGGTTTTGGCTTTGTGGCGTTCTTCGCCTTCAATCGGCTGGTATATAGAATCAGGCCTATCGACTGACTCAGAGCCTTTAAACATAACTGGCTCAACCTTCTTACCTTTTAAGCTCTGATTAACCTGGCGCTTGAGCGTTACGCCCAATCCGTCACAATCCCATACAAAGTGGTCAACCTGCTCTGTAATGGCTTTATCGGTAGCCCAATCACAGCCCTCGTTTACATCGCCGGTTTCGTTCTCTGATATCTCTGTGAACACTGAACCATGACGTAATGCATAACCCTTACTGTCTCCGCCTTCATCACTTGGATCGTGAGCTGCTATCAGTGCGCCTCTTGGTTTAAAGCCAAGATTGATGTGCGCATCTATAGCTGCATTGAACCAATCCACCTGAATGATTGATCCTTGCACCTCATCGTTGAATTGACCCTCCCATATATGGAGGTACTCAGCCGTTGATAGTGTGGCGTTATCATGTGCGCGCTCTTGCTCTAGCACGTCAGGGAAAAATGGATTGTCGTAATAATTCATCACCACGATTAGATGCATGTCATCTTCGTAGTAGCCGTTTTTAATCAGTTCTTTTTCATACGGCTTAATGAATCGTTGACTGAATGGGTCTGCTGAGCTTTTAGGGTTGCCACTCATCCATATCTCGGACTCATCTTCCCGCAGTGTTGGGGTTAATGCCCTGAGAGACTTTACTGACATTGTCTGAGCTTCTTCTACCCAGAAGCGTTTAAAGCCATGCATGGACTTAATGCCTTCAGGGTTCCTCGCTAAACCTCTGAACTTGAATGCATCCTGTCCGCTGTAAAGTATTCTGTTTTGCTGAACTTCAAAGCCTTCCAGTTCTAGCCGTTCAATCTCACTTTCAAGCAATGAATAAACAGAGTCATCAATTGAGTTTTGAAACTCACGGAAGCAGGCTGTTTTTATTCCCTGCGTCTGAGCATCCATCAGGCAGATATCGGCAAAGGTCATTGACTTACCGCTACCACGGCCGCCGATCGCTATCTTGAAGCGCTTCTTCTTCTGAATGAAGGGAAGCAGCTTCCGGGGTATTTGCATTTCCGGCATTAGCCAACAACTTTAATTGTCCACTCGCCTTTGATTGGGCCGCCGCCTTCGCCTGATATTTCCTGCTTAACCTTAGTGCCCTCTTTGCGATCAACCACCCTGTGAGCGGTGTTTAAATCAGCCTCATCCAGTGCGTTATAAATGATTCGCTTTGCCTTGAATGTAGGCATGTTTTTTAGGGTTTCTTTTCGGTCCGTAAATGCGGGGTGCTTTTCGCAATACTCATACAGTGTTGTCTTAGCTATATCGGCATAAGCACATGCCTCTGCATCGGTACAACCATAGGCGAAAGCTTCTTCCAATTTCCGTACTGTTGCCGGGGTCATTTTGGTAGGTCTTCCAGCCATCACGCCCAACCCTTAGTGATCTGCACCCGCTTAACCGCATCTACTGTCCAGTTGGGCAGTGTTGCAGTTCTTACGAGATACCAAAGGCCTACATCAAGTGATGCCGTTTCATCTGGTGTCAGGATAAATTCAATTTTGCTGTTAATAGCTGAACCTTCTTTCTCAATCACTGGATCGCTTCCAGGAAACTGCTTTACCTCAAACGTGTAAATTGCATCTTCAAATACACCGCAAGCATCAGCAATAAAGTAATAGCTGGTGCCTTGTGGAATTTGGTCTGGTGCTGGCATTAGCCGTTAGCCTGATTCTTACGCATGTAACAGATAGCTGTTGCTTCTGTGAATGTAACTGTGGTTGCATCGCTAGGAACGCCTATCACCATAAAAGCTGGCAGGTTAACCGCTGCTGCAAATGAACCAGTGTTGAATGAGAAAATGCAGTCAGCGTCAGCATAAAAGAAACTGATATTAGCTAAGCTGTGTGTGGTTGCTGCGGCTTTACTGCCACCAGGAACAAAGCCTTGGGCGACTTGGCCGTTAATTTTTGCTACATCTTCATCTGCCATGGTTGGCCTCGTTTATAAATTAAATTCTTGCTTTGCTGTCGGAGTTTTCTTGTGTCCCGCTTTACAGGCATCAAACATCAGGTCAAATACCTGGTCAGGACTAAACTCAATTGATGCTTCGTGGTAGACCAGATAAGCAATGCCTAACAGGTTGTGATAGCCCTCATCATCTTTGTATATTTTCTGTGTTTTGGTTTTAAAGGTTTCCCAGTCATCACCATCATGGCGGGCTTCCTGTACGATTCTCGCCACCCCTGCTTGGTAAATACATTGATCTTGAATCTGTTGCTGGCTTAACGCGACTGCAAAAAGGATCTCGATCATGTATTACCCCCTTGGGGTCAAAGTGTTTCGTCAGTCTCGTCTGGATATGGATGATTGTTTGCGTTATTACGGGCGATTTCTGCCTCTATACGCATCTGTTCAAGCTTTAATGTTTTGCTTTTGAAGTACCACGTCATAAGTGACTGAGTTAAAAAGCCTGCTGCTGCAAAAAAGATACCTGCCAAGATAGCGATAACTGTCCATTCTTCTGGGCTGAGCCATCCTAAGAACAGTAACCCGGCACTTGCACCGTAGTTTGTCTTTGCTCCTACAGTGGCGGCTGTTTCAGCCAAGTGATGGGTTATGCCTGTCATTAGTTAATCCTGGTTTCTCCGGTGATTGATGCGATACCGATGTTGATTAAAGCGAATATTCAGCGGCAGACCCTCACAGGGTCATGAATCGCATTCATTATGTTTGGGCAATAAAAAACCCCAACACATTTCTGTATTGGGGTTTGGTTAATTAGAAAGCAGTCTGGTTTGCTACCACACAATGCATTAATTAATAAAATGCCAGACTGCTTTCTGATTCAGTCGAGCGCTCGCTCACCTTACCTGAACTATACCAATATCTGGTTGACATACAAGGGGAAAACCCGGTGCTACATTAAGACCTTTTCTGATACCAGTTCTTTAATGAAAGTTATACGCGCCCTGACCTTTTGCCGGGTCATATTGGCACGCCGATTAACTATCTCTGTTTGAGTTAAATTGACTCGCCAATGTAGCCTTGCTATATCCTGCAGCTCAAGGCTTAAACTTGACACAACAAGCTCTGTGGCAAAGTCCTCTGGCATTTTCTTTTCCTCCACTGCATCCATGCAGCTACGCCCCGCTATACGCTCTTGCTCTGGCGATTGATGTGGATAACCTAAGTCATCAGCCCCATCAAGAGTGAAGAACGCCCAACGCAGCATCAAGGCGTTTGCTCTGTTCAGCTTTGATTCTTTCGTATTGTTCGATGTGGTGGAGTATATCTTCGAGTATTTGCGATTCGTCTGCTTTTGCATTGTATACCCCTATTGTTATGTCTGGCGTGAAACTGTCAATTCTGGTGCTGTCGCTTCGGATCACCTCTACCTTGCCGTTAACGTAAGCGATCAAAACGCTGCCCTTTAGTTTGGCTCGTCTGAATTTTTGAATTACTTCGTTCATGATAGTGCCAGCCACGTAATTAACGAGAAAGCCAATGTGACTAGCGCAGCAGAGACAAAAACCCAGCACGCCGCCTTCATGTTGCGTCCATATTCTGCTCCATGAATTGACTCGCTTTGCCTTTGCATGTAAACAAGGTGGTCATGATAAAACTTCGTCTCCCACATATTTATTGTCGTAAGCTCAAATGGTGGGTCTAGCCTTCTAAAAAACAAATCAGCCTCAAGTTTTGACTTGGTTCTTAGCCATACAGTCCAGTGATTTTTTATGAGCTTTGCAACGCAGTAATACCCATCAATTAGAAATATGTCGTAACGTTTCATTTCATCTTCTCCTGATGCAATTTCATTTCTTCACCAACCGATCCAGCCTCTTCGTAATGCCTCTCTGTTTTAGTGCTGTTTGAGGTTAAAACGCAGATGGGTTTGCCGAAGATGTGCTCATGTGCTTTACGGCTTATTTCGTTACAGTCAAAGCAGTTCATGTTTGCATCGGCTACGGCTGACGGATAAATGCCGTGACAACTTGAGCAGATAAAAATATCTCTTGTTGACTTCATCTAAAATGCCTCCCCAAATGTTCTTCGTTAGCCTTGCATTCCGCGCATCGATCACAGCCGCCAGTTGCCTCTTGTCGTGCTTTTGGAATTAGATTCCCGCAGTCGATGCAGTCGCGTGACACTGACTTTGGCCTAGCCGCATCAATAGCCCTTTGCTTGTCACGTAGAGCCTGTTCTCTTTCCATACGCTCATCTGTTTGGTCGAATATGTCAGCCATTGCCCATTTCCTTTATTTCAATCGCGCCCTCTTCTGCCCAGACCTTGGTTACTCGGCAGTCCCATATACCACTGTCTTCTTTATGAATGGCGTCTGATAGGGCCTTAATGAGATTGTCAAAATCGGGTTTTTGCTGGTGCGGCTTTCCTTTCATCATTGCCCGTTTCATTTTTGACCAACTGGCTGGCATGGGAATGTGAAACACTACCCAGGCACCCGATTCAGGCAGCTCAACCTTGCGTAACCGGCATTCATCAGCAAAAGCCCGGTAGCGCATGACTGCCGGGCGTTTTTGCCATTTGTCCCGCTGTGTTTGGCGGGGTTTTGATACCGGATTAACCGGATACAGCACCACTTACCCCGTATTCTGTTTTGCTTAAATGATCACGTAGCAGGTAACCCTCTAGTAACCAGATTTTCTCTCTGGCATTTTTGAAGGCGATTTCACGCCCGATTTCTTCATCAAAGTTTTCAGAGCTTGCACAGGCGCTTTCACCCACCACCGTGAAGCCATTTACCAGCGTTAAACAGCACACTGTTGTCGTTGTGCCTGGGAAAACGTGATACTGACCAGCAACAATGCAATTATCGATGTGTTGCGGATTTAGTCTTGGTGCATTCAAGCCTTTGTCATTAATCTTCTGTTCAATTTGCTGTTCACTCATAACCACATACTCCAACCAAAGACTCGGCATAATCTCCGGCGCTCAATAAAAATATTCAGGCAATGCCGTACCTGTTTTACATTCGGGCAACTACTTAACGCCCTTTCCTGCTCTGCCCTGCTTTGCATCGCAAAAATAGCCTTGGCAATCTCTGCTGGTGCTTTGTCATGCAACCTTAATCAACCCCATATCCAGCAATAAAAGCTGCGTGTTTTTCATTGCTATCAAATGCTCAAAATCACGCTCATCTCGGCTGTGTGTTTTGGTGTAGCCGCCATCCAGCCAGTGATGACAGTCTGAGCAGGCAAAACAACCATGAAGGTCGCTTGCTTTTGTTCCCATACCACTTCCATTTAGGTGGGCGAATACCGTTGTTTCGGGATTGCCGTTGCAGATTCCGGGTAAACGAACTTGGCACTCTTGGCCTCTGGCTGCATTTCTGATTTTTTTGGATTTCACACCAGCCACCCCACAAACAAAGCCACCAACACAATTCCGATTAGAAAAACAATTCCGGCAAATAAGATGCAGCCTTCTTCTGTGTAAAGCTCAAAAATATCATCGCTTAAATCGGTTGGTTTTGTTGGTTTGGATTTCATGCGACTCTGAACTCCTGCTGTTCTTCGATGGTCATTTCCAGGAATCGGCCAAACGTGTTGTAAAACTTCATCCCTGCACGCTTTCTCGGTTCAAAGTCTTTTTTCAAAGGCCAAGGGCCGAAAGGTTTATTTCTGTCGTACTCAAAAAGCCAGCCTTCAAATTCAAAAATCTTTGCAAAGCTGATATGGATTATTGGATTGCTCATGCTGCCCACCTAGCATTAGGTAATTGGATTCCAGCCTCAGCCGCTAATCGGTAACAGGTTTCGATTAGCTCTGAATACTCTTGTTTTTTAAGGGTTTCGCTTGACTTGACGACTTCTATTTCACGACCTGCCAGGTTTACGACTGTCGTACCCATTAGCTCAAACTTGCACAGCTCTTTAATCTCGCCTTTGGTATATCCCGTCTCGTCCGCAAATATGCCGCACAGGGTATGGAAGAAAGCGCGTTGCTCTGCTGTTTTGTCCTCAACGTAATCCTGAACCGTGATCCGATATTTCTTATCTGCCGGTAAAGACTTAAGGCATTCGTAAAGACCGACTTTAATTTTGTCGCGTCTCTGGTCATCTAGGAATATGAAGGTGCGGGAGAGTATGCTCATTTCATTTGTTCACGAACACAGTCAGGAATTGCTGGCGTGTACTTCATGCTGATGCTGTGACCAAACCCTGCGCTTTGATGAATCTCTCTTGTTGCGTAATGTCCGGCAGGCTTTGCAGGCGTTAATCCGGCATTCACTAAACAGGCATGCAGATAATCGCTTGCTCTATCTCTTGCGAAACATACGTCTGTTAGACGGTCACTTGCTGCTGCCCTCTGCTTAACACTGTTATCGTTAAAATTCATTGAGTGAAGTTTTTGGCTTTTCTTTTCAACGTCTTTCATGGCTGAAATTAAAGCCTTCATTGCTTCTTGTGCTGTTTGTAATTTTTCTATATTCACACCACACCCCAAATCATCTGCTTACCCTTGCCAAAACCAACCACGCCAACTAACTTTCTTTCTTCTAGCTCTGGCAATCGACGTGCAAACACATATCTGTCGTAGCCCTCATTAGCGTATTTCTCGCCTAATTGCTTACTGGTCATGTTTGGGGATTGCTTAAGGCGTTTTATGACTCCAGCACGTTGGCTTGCTGCACCACCACCCATTTCCATTTTTATTCCGGCAATGTGGCTTGATACTGGGTCTTTTGTTCTGGTGTTAGTTGTGATCATGGCTGGTCCCTTAAATTCGTTTACCGCCCCAACCATCATTCACATGAACAACGTTTGAGGATTGATAAAGGGCTTGGTCTGCGTTGGGCAACTGGTCATCACCAGCAACGTTGCTACGGTATGAATCCCAATCAAATGAAACGAACTTGCCGCCACCTTCACGCATACGGTCTAAAGCCCTTTCCCCGATGAATTTCTTAATCTCTTGGGCGTTCAGGTTTGAAATTAAGATGGTTGGACGGAAATGGTTGTAACGCTCGTTAATCACTTCAAAAAGTAAGTGTTCCTCGCTCTCACTTCCTTTCTGTACGCCTATCTCGTCGATGATTAGCAAGTCAACATTTCGCAATTCGTTAATGGCTTGCTGCTCTGTTTTATTGCTGCCTTTCTGGTAGGTTTCGCGTATACGGCGAATCATTGCGGTGACGGTGATAAATAGTGCGTTTCCGCCTTTGTGCATGTAGTGATTAGCAACAGCACAGGCCAGATGCGTTTTTCCGGTTCCAGGCTTGCCAGCCAAAATCAAACCAGCGCCGCTTTGCATTTTTTCACTTATGGTTTCGGCATAATCTTTTGCCATCCGCCATGCTTTTTTCTGCTCATCGGTAGTCGCTCGGAAGTTATCAAAATTTCGAGTGGTATATCGCGGTGGAATACCTGAACGTTCAAAATCAATTGCCAGCAACCGGCGCTCATGTAATTTTTGCTCAGCCAATTCGTCAGCAATCACTTTCTGATTTGCCTCTTTCTGGCATTCAGGGCATTCAGTGATGATTTCTCGATCACGAAAAACCATTACGCTTGCGGTGTACTCAATGCTGTGTTTCTCGCATTTCTCAATACGTTCTATTGTTTCAACCATTAGTGATAAATCCTTCTGTTCCTAGGCTGTAGTCTTTGTTGGTAAAGTCGTTAGCCGGTTTGTGGTTTCCTGCAAACTGTTTTGAGCGTTTATGCCAACCATGTGCCGCCATGTGCCAATCAACCATTGGCGCTCTACCACCTACCTTCCACCCGTTTGAGCAGTAGTATTCGTAGAAGCCGTTAAGGTTCAGATTGTTTGCAGTAGCGAATTGATTTACTTCGTCAGAAGTTGGTGGTTTGAATTTTTTAGCGGAAGTCTTTTCTTTAGACTTATCACTTATAGGACTTATGTTATTAACTGACTTATATGTCGGATTTAGATCCGAGTGTTTTTCGGATTTAGATCCGAGTTTTTCCGGATTTAGATCCGAGTTTTCAGCGTTATTCGGATTTAGATCCGACATAGTGTTTTTATCTAACTCGGATTTAGATCCGACATAGTAAGATCTGCCTATTTTGGTTAATCTCATACAGTCTTTTTTGCCGACTTTTATGTATTCAATTAATCCAATTTCAGCCAGCTTTTTAAGGTTCCGGTAAATAGTGTCTGGTTTGAGATCGGCTAAAGGTAATTGCTCGCTGATTCGCTGGCGTGATACCCAGTAATAAACCTCACCATCAACAACCTCTGGTGACGCCCAAGTAGAAGCCCCCGTAAGTAAGTCAAAGATATGTCCTTGCACAAGGTTTTTAATGCCTAAATCCATAGCTTGTTTTTGGTTTATATGGATGGAGTGCTTCATTAACTAAACAGCCCTCACCAACTTGCCAGCTTCCTGCTGATGAATAGCCAGCTTCAAATGCTCGCAGGCTTTCTCGATACGATTTAACTGGCTAATGCAGTCTGCTTTCTCACGTTCTGTGTACTTACCATCTGCCTCAGCCTCGGTAATGATGTGAGCCATTGATCCCAATTCGTGCGTGATATGCAGAAGGGATTCAGTAACGCCACGCTCAGTTGCTCCAGCACGCTTTTCAGCCAGTCTCATGGCATTGTTAATGCGATAGTCGTCTGTGAGGTTTTGAAGGGTTAGAAGCTGTTCAGGGGAGAAATGAGAGTTATCAGAAGTTGGGCAGGCTTTGTTACGCATAACCTGCTCACTGATACCCATTAAGGCTGCAAGCTCACGAAAAGCGCCGTTCTTGCCGCCCTTGTATTCGTGTGTCGTGCTCCAGATTGCTAACTTAACTTGATTCATTGTTTGAACTCCTGGAACTTAAATATTTTTTTCTTGTCATGGCTCGGTTAATCTGGAGTCATGGATAAATCAGCTTTCAAAAACGTATCAGGCACAAAAAAAGCCCACTCGAAGGTGAGCTGTTATGCGGCTGTATTTCTTATGTATCCCCAATCAACATCAGGGCGTAATGTTTCGCACCTGATAAGTTGGTTTGATTCCCGCTCTATATTTATACAAAGACTTTCGCCAAGCCTTTGCCCTATTGAGGAGGCCTTTCTTATGTAGCCAACACTGGTCCCGCAACGAGTGCAAAAATCAACACGTTGATCGGGTTCCAACTGATTTAGGTATGCAATTAATTCTTTCATGTGTCGATATTACCATTCGGTAATGTATCGGTCAACACCTTTTGGTAATTTACTATAAGGTAAATTTAATACAATATTTACGGATGGAAATTAAAATTAAAGACCTTGTTGCCAATAGAAGAAACCGTCTTAAAGAGTGGATTGACCAGCGATATGCTGGCTCCCAGGCTAAGATGGTTGAGGATATTGGAATCAATCAGGGCGAGCTTTCAGGGCTGCTAAAGTCCAAATCGTTTGGAGAAAAAAAAGCGCGGTCACTCGAAGATCAGGCAGGAATGCCGTATTCCTATCTTGACCTAATGGATTTTGAAGGGCAGATTGAGGAATATTGGCAGTCTGAAAAAGATAAAAAGAGATTGTCGGATGACAACCTAATAGAGATTATTCAATACAAAGAAATAAACGGATCGATGGGTAACGGTCTTATCTTGTCCGATCAACCAGGTCAGATTGCGGGGTGGAGAGTGACTAAAGAGTGGATAGCAAAAAATATCCCATCAAACACCGGCGATAAGAATTTAAGAATAGTTACAGGTTTTGGCGATTCAATGAAGGGAATGTTCAATAGTGGCGATCCATTACTGATTGATTCGGGTATTACTGAAATAAAATGGGATGGCGTCTATTTCTTTCGTATAGGCGATGAGGGGTTTATAAAGCGCCTACAGCGAATACCAGGTCAAGGAATACGCGCCTTATCAGCCAACCCGGAATATGAGGCTTGGACGATAACGCCAGACATGGACTTTCATGTGCTTGGGCTGGTGCTTAAGGTTTGGGAAGGCTCTACATTTTGAAGGTGGTCTAATTGGACTGGGATGCATTAGTCTGGACTTTAGTGTTTGGCGTTATGCTACTACTAATAACGAGACGCTGGTTTTGGGTGTTTGTGTTTTTTGTTGCTGGCCTAGCCTGCTTATTTTCACTGATAGCCAGCATAATCCATTTTCAGATCCTTGCAGCAATAGGTCTGTTCTTTCTTATGGGGATATGCTTCACCATAATGTCTAAAATTTATAATCCATGACCTATTATTTACGCGCAATCAATGCAATAAAACGACTTATACGCAGATATAAGCGATACATATAACCTAGAATTTTCAACACTTAACGCAGTATTAGAACCGCTTCGGCGGTTTTTTTTGTGCCTATGTGAAAATAAATTACCATTTGGTATTGACAAGGTAATTACCATTCAGTAATATTGCTTCCAAGTTCACAAGAACACGGGAGCAAAACAACATGAAGTCAGCAAAGGTTTATCCAACTTATCGAGTCGGTGATTGTTCTACCGAATATCCAGTGCCTAGAAAGCCTATGGGTGTCTTGGGAATCATCCTGCATGTAATCGCCTGCACCTTCCTTATTTGGATTTTTGCATGGCCTTTGGCGAACATGGTTTTGCAGCCGCTTCTTAAAGCTATGGGGGTGCTGTGATGGGTAATTATCCAGAAGGTATCCGCCAATTCGACAGTCACCCGCTAAGCCCTTTTGCTGAAACAGGCCTCAGTCACGATATGGATTTGACTATTGGTGATACGAGCTACGAAGCAATCATTACCTATGACATGAATGGCGATAGACCATCAGTCACCAAGGCCAGAATAAATATTGATGGCGTTTGGGCTGCAATCGAATCTGACCATTTTGACTTCATTGAAGACCAGATGATTGCTGAGCGTGAAGAATCAGAATTAAGCCAAAAGCTGGCAGTTATGGAGAGCGATTATGAAATGTGAATGTAAACAAGAAATTGAAGCCCGGCTTTTGGAGCGCGCAAAAGAACAGCTTCCTAACAGCTTAGATCATGACGTGACGCTGGACGGTTATTCAATGATTTTTGGCAACAATTCAATATCAATGAAGGCGTCAATGCCAGTAACTATAAAGCACAAAGTTTTAGTTAAAAAGACCGGCAATTATAAAGACAAAAAAGATAAAACAAATCTGATTTTTTCTTTCTGTCCATTTTGCGGCGAAAAGGCAAATGGCGATGAATCATGAAAAACGAATTTTTCTTGCTGGCTGCTACCAAAATTTATAAGGGGCTTTGATATGGAAACTAAATTTACTCCTGCGCCTTGGGATCAAGTTTTGCCACTTGGCGGCGTGATTAAGAATGGCGTTAATTACCCATTATCCGTCAGCGATGAAAAGCTTGATGGTGAGTCATGGCTGGATATGCGCGAAAGAACAGAGCCGTTGAGACAAGAAAGAGCGCGTGAAGCAGAAGCAAATATTGCTTTACAGAAAGCCGCACCTGATTTGTATGAGGCGCTGCATTGCTTGACAGAAGAAGTTAAGAAAATGAAAGCCGATATTAAAAACCATCCAAAAATGATTGGGCACTTGTTTGAGGCTGATGCCGCCCTAGCCAAAGCACGCGGAGAACAATCATGAGCATTAAAAACGCAGATTTGCCGGCTATGCCGCAATCAATTTCACAAACCCTTGATAGTGGCTATATCTCAAGCTCTGATTTTGTTGGAGGCATGGGTTTATCTAAGCGCGAATATTTCGCTGGATTGGCTATGCAGGGGTGTTGGTGGGAGCTGACAGATGCTGCAAGACCTCAACATTTTGCGATGGCAGCTGAAAGCTGTGTAGCCATGGCTGATGCCCTTCTAGCAGAACTGGAAAAACAACCATGAAAACCTACTGCTTTGAAGAAGTACTCGCTCACGGCGAAATAACAGAATGGGTTCCGGCTGATGTGGCGCGTGATTTGTTGGAAAACCTTAGTGAGCTGATTGAAGCGAATAACAAGCTGCATCAGGCCGGGGTTTCTCACGGAATATCTGGCGAGCTAAATATGGCGCTTTGCATACAAGAAAACGTAGAGAGTAAATCTCGTGAAGCCATCAAAAAAGCGTGTGGTGAGTTATGAGCAAAATAATCATTCATAACAATTCAAGCGTGTGTGACTCGATAGCTATTGATCTTGTAGGTCAGGTGACTGAGTTGGGATTTATTTCAGGTGAAATGCAGTACTGCTGGATTACAACTGCAGATGCTTACGGCATTGAAATCCACGCCAAAAAAACACGCGGCACAACGCATACGTTTGAGGTGAGGGATTTATGAGTCGGTTATTAGTTTGGGTCGCCTTTTCATTTGGATGGCTTACCTCTGAATATTTAGCCGAACGGTTAACGGTTGACAGTTTTCAGGCGCTT